GCGGTGGCGGCGGTGTTATTAGCATCGATACTTTCCCAGTTTATGCTGGAACTTGCTATAATGTTTATGTAGGACAAGGCGGCTGGGGCGCTCGACATGGTATCCCTAACTTTTATCAAATTGGTACTGAAGGCGAAAACAGCCGTTTTGGAAATTTAGTAGCAATTGGTGGAGGAAAAGGTGGCGGATATAGTCGTCAACTTTCTGGCGCAGGAGGATCCGGTGGTGGCGGAACTACAGGCGAACCAGCACTGGGAACATCGGGTCCACCAGCACCTGGAGTTTACGGACAAGGATACGCTGGCGGCAATGGACAAATTGCTAGCCCATGGCTAAGTGGTGGTGGCGGTGGTGCTGGTGGGTATGGCGGAAGTGCAACTGGTGGTGCCGCAGCCAACGGTGGCGGCGGTCTTAGTCATGCTATAAATTTCCTACCTATACCATATGCCGGCGGTGGCGGTGGTGGCACATACAACGTTTGGAATGGTTCAAGTGGATTTGGTGGCGGATATGGTACAGGAACTATTGGAGCAGGCTATTATTCATTGGCTAATTTTAGAACAGGCGGTGATTCAGCATTAGGCAATGGAAGTCCAGGAATAGACGGCTTTGGTGGCGGCGGCGGAGGTGGAGGCACTCAAGGTGGAAATTTTGGTGACGGTGGCCGCGGCGGCAGTGGAGTTTGTTATGTTAGATATAGAACGCTAGCAGATGACAGTTGTCAAGCATTTTATGGTAGTGATGTATGGACTTGCCCGCCAGGTGTAACCAGTGTGCAAGCTCTTATTGTTGCTGGTGGTGGTGCTGGCGGTCATAATGCCGCACCAAATAACATTGCCGGAGGCGGTGGTGGTGCTGGCGGTATCATATACAACAGTAATATTACAGTTATTCCAGGTAAAACTTATCCTGTTGTAGTTGGCTACGGTGGAATACAACAAAACGGTGGATCAGCACCAGGATCAGGTAGTAATAGTTCCGCATTTGGTTTAACTGCTCTTGGTGGCGGTTATGGAATGTATTGGAACGGATCAGCATATCAAGCGGCTGTTACTGGAGGATCTGGTGGCGGCGGCGGATACAGCCAAACAGTTGGTGCTAATAGCACACAAAATCCTTACGGCGGCACAGCTACTGGTTTTGGATCTCGTGGCGGAAATGGTACTAGTGCAGGTTCGTATGCAAGTGCCGGAGGCGGCGGCGCAAGTGTACAAGGACAAACATATCAAAGTGGATCTTGGGGCGGCAAAGGCGGCGACGGATTAGAATTTGGTATAACAGGTGTACTTAAATATTACGGCGGCGGTGGCGGCGGTAGTACTGGCGCCCAACCAAACAATGCTGCCACATCTGGCTTTGGCGGGCTAGGCGGCGGCGGCAAAGGATCAAGTTATACACACGGGCAAGATGCTGTTCCTGGAACCGGAGGCGGTGGCGGTGGTGCTGGCGGTGATCGAGGATCACCGTACTTAGTAGGTTATGGAGGCAATGGTGCTAGCGGATGTGTTATCATTCGTTGGGATCCTCCAGCTACATCTACAAGCTATACAGCAAACATTTTAGTTGTTGCTGGTGGTGGTGGTGGAGGTGCTGGAAATGCTTATGGCTACGAAGCAGGTGGTGGCGGAGCTGGTGGTGTTGTTTACAAAGCATCATACAATTTATATCCAGGACATACTTACAACGTAGTTGTAGGAACAGGCGGAACAGGAGCCGGCCCAGTTGCTGTTAATACAGCAATACCAGGACAAAATGGTAGAGGAAGTCAATTTGGACCAATCTTTGCTGTAGGTGGAGGCGGTGGCGGATCAGGCGGCATGGGCGGTAGTGCTGGCGGATCAGGCGGCGGCGCCGGATACTCTGGCGGCCAGATTGAAGGTAATTTACGACAATACGGTGGTCTAGCTGTTAGCGGACAAGGTTATCCCGGAGGTCAAAACCGTGTTAGTAACGCACCATATAGCGACGGCGGAAATGCTGGTGGCGGCGGTGGCGGAGCTGGTGGCGCTGGCGGAAGCTATGCTGTTGGTGGTGCTAGCGGTCCAACTGGACAAGGTTATGGCGGGCCTGGCGTAAGTTACAGTATTAGTGGAAGTGCAGTAATTTACGGTGCTGGAGGTTGTGGTGCTAACGCAAGCGGAACACCAACTAACGGTGGTGCGTATAATGGTGCTGGTACTAATCCAACAATTGGTGGTGCCGCAGTTAACGGTACTGGATCAGGCGGTGGCGCTGGCGGTGGTGGACCAAACGGAATCGGCGGTCAAGGCGGAACTGGTATTGTTATTGTTAGCTATGCTGGTACTCAACGTGCTTTAGGCGGAGTTGTAACTAGCTCGGGCGGTAACACAATCCATACATTTACAGCAACGCTTGATTCTGGTGGTACAACATATTCCAATGGATACTATACATTTACTGCTTAAGGAGACATTATGAAACATAGAGTAACAATAAACGGTAAATTTTTAGGAGAAACTGAAATTTGGGAAGCTCCTACGGCATTGGTAGAAAGAGCGTTAGCAGATGGGTTGATCACTCCGGAGGAAGCGGATTTGGAACATGTAATCGAAACAATAGATACCGGTGTTCCTTATACTAATCCGGGTGCGCCGGAACCAGCTCCGCACGATACAGCAGTAACTTTTCAACACTGGGACGTTCCACCTGATTTACCATTATAAAAAAAGCTCCCCTGGGGAGCTTTTTTATGATATTGTGTATAAGTTATCTATAATCTATTAATTTTATATTGAAGCTGATACTAACACGTTCGTTATCTGTAGTATTTGTATGAACTCCGTGATTGAGCCATCCTGGAAATAAAACTATCTTTCCAACTTTAGGAGTGTATTCTACAATAGAAGGAATTGATTTAAATAAAAAATTACTGCTTAGTAGTTTGTTAGGTGTTTGAAAAAACAAATTACCGTCTTGTTCGTTGGTCTTATAGTAGTATACTCCTGAAATATCACTACTCCCATGGTCATGCATTACTGCATAACTACCCGATTCATTAAGAGTCATCCAACTTGAATGTATTCTATATTCAAATGATTTAATATTTGGATTAATTGCCTTGATATAATTTAATACATTATTGTGTATTTGTTCCTGAAATGTAATTGTAGTATAATCTTCTATTAAATTTGATCTAAAACTTGGATCACTTAGTTTATGAGATTTAGTTATAACACTAGATTTAAAAAGATTTTTGTTTTTTAAATCTTCATAAGCATTACCCAGCTCTTGTTGTACGATATCAAGAGCTGGTTGCTCGACAACTGAATAATATATTGGTGTAGCAAACCAATTTTCTATAATCATTGATTGCCTAGCTGAATACCATTAGCTACATATTCTTCGTAGCGTTTTTGATCTGCTTCCATCTGGGCCTGTACTTCTTCCCAAGTGGGCGGTTCTGTTCCATTTGGATCATTCCATATAGTGAATCGATTACCTTCTATTTGGAAATGTGCTCCTGGGCGGAGTTTTTGCATAGCGACATCAACTCCAAACAGATATTCATATGGTACTGGTTGCATAGTTTTCTCCTTTTAATATTTTACTTCGCCTAATAGTTCGTCAGAACCCCAGCGACTATCTTTAAACCAAGTGTTAAAACTTAGACTACAGCGGATATTTTCACTAGGAGGTCCGTTGACACCGTGTGTTAATTGGCTTGGAAATAATAGTAGTCTATTTTTCTTGGCTTCCACACGATGCCAAATCCATGCCCACGGCGAGTTAGGCAATGTTTCTCGATCGTATTCCCATTCTATATAAGGTGATGTAGTAGTATCATTTCGATCAAATCTCAATCCTTCAGCTCCATCTGCCGCAAGATAATACGCACCCGAAATGATGCTGTTAGGATGCTTGTGTATGAATATATTTTGCGGATTTCCAGAGCGATGTATGATCAGCCAACTTTGTGTGATACGCAATTCTTGTTTGATACACAATACCCTTTTTGCATAGTCATCTACTTGTTCTTGTATCCATGTACGTAACAAAGGAGCATGATTATCAAGTATGTAAGTATCTTTAGATCTTTCAAAACCATACATAGTTTTTTCCGTAGGCAATTCTAACAGAGAAGAATAATCTGTAGGATCTTCATTTTCAGCAGATCCTACAACTGTAGGAAATAAGAAATTTAAATCAATCATTTGAATCTTGCTCCGCAAACCCAACCTACAAGACTGTAACGTGTTCCTTTAGTTACTGGTTCTACTTCATGTAGTATATACGACGGAAACCCTGTAAATGTTCCTTGATCTCGAGGAATTGTGTGCTCGCTACCTGAGTGAATACGCAAATCTCCGCCTTCATAAGTTTCAGGATCGCTTAATTGGATTGTAAAACTTAACTTTCTAGTAGTGACTCCGGAGTACAACATGTCGATGTGTTTAGAATAAAAATCATCAGTAGCTGTTTCATCTTCGCTAGCTTCATATTTTGTAAACTGCAATGATTCAAAATATTCCAAATCAAAATTAAAAAATTGTTCATTGATTTTTGGAACAATAGCAGACAATCTTTGAAAAATCCATTTGTTTTCTTCAATGTCACTGCGTATCCAGTTTAGGCTACATTTTCTAATAGTATCATTAATTTTGCCACCAGCAATAGATGGCGATCCTACACTTGCAGTATCTGGATTTTCTCCAATTTCTATAATCTTAGCACACTCCTCAGGAGTAAACGCTTCTTTTAAAAAAGCGTATGTTTCGTTAGTAGTTGTTTTTAACCACCAATTGTATGTTGGAAATGCTGTCATTATAATCCTTTAAATTAAATCTACCAAATCAAATATTGTCTGTAGTTTTGTGCGAATAGTTTTACTGCTAAAGCTGTTACGCAACCCTTGGTGAAGAGGTTTTGGTGCGCGATCTATAGTAGCCCACGACCATCCTTGATGTTCGTCACTGAGTTCAGGGACAAATTCTTTATCTATTACACATAAGTAGGTGTGAAAATTAAACACTTTGTCGTTGCTGACAAAAGTTTCAAGAGGAATTGTTTTGATTATTTCAGGACAAGGACCAATTTCTTCGTTGATTTCTCTAACTAGACCTTGCCAAGGAGTTTCGCCTTGTATGTTAGTACCGCCAACTAAGCCCCAAGTACCTTCATGTTTACCGTGAGCTTTTTGTAACAGTAAGAATCGTCGTGTAGATTTAGCGTAGAACAATGCTCCGCTACACACTATCTGTTCTGTTACAATTCTATTCTCCATAATCCTTGATCGTACTCACCTTCAAAACTCTTAGTCCATGTGACACCGTTCCACATGTACTGAACACTAGTGTATGTATTCGTTTGCCATACCATAGTGTCAGGAAACTGGCTTGAATTAAAAACTACATGCCATGCAGTACCAGTCCACTCTACAATGTCATTAGCATAAGCCACTAAACTACCCCAAGCATGTGCAGGTGTAACATTGTTTGCATTGCCTATATCTTCAACTAGCAAGAAACGTAGACCTACACTGATAGTTTGATCAGATTGTTCTGTACCCGTAGGGCGATACGGATCATAAGTTAAGGGATTAATAATAGCGTCAAATGTTCCGGGGCTGTTAGGGCGATTACTGGCCGCGGCATTGTAACCGGGCATATTTTGTAGAATGCCAGCGCTATCAATTCCTGTGTTGCTAATTAATGTGTCTGGATTCCAATTAACACTCAATTGACTACTATCTAAACTGTTTACAGCAATGGTTCCAATAACTTGAGTGCCATCTGGCTGTGTTAGAAATATTTGACTCGATCCTGCTACATATTTTCCAGGATAAGCACTAAAAACTTGATTCCAATCTACAGTATTACCTACTCTTGTAGGAGCAGGATCAAGTGTGGGTTCGCTAGGATCGACTCCAGCCCCATCTGCTAGAGCTGTTACGCTATTTGCATATACTTCTATTTTAAAATTGCTAATAGTAGTAATATTGGTGTCAATCAAATCGCCAAAACTTAATGTTTCGCCTAATGGATCTTGTCCTAGACCTTCAATATAAGTTCCGCTTGATTCCACACTGCCGTATACACTTGTAATAATTTTTGTAATAACTCCAAGATGTTTTACTTTAGCTGGTGGATTAATCCATATAGGAGTTTGAACTTTTAGTGTAGCAATATCGTTACCGCTATCATTGCCCACAGGCACGGTACGACTACTCCAATTTACATCCATTAATTCTAACACAGTCAAACTGGTCCAGTCGATATAGTTGTCGGTGGTTTGTAATTCTAAACTAGGATTAAACAATACTAAAATTTGTTCAAGTATTTGCAATTTTTGTTCAGTGCTTGAACTCCAAATATCTACTTTTAGTTTAAGATCAAAAGGAGTAGGCATTAAACGTTCAATTGTATAATTACGACCTTGTCCTTGCGTGTAAGACCCAGTGTTTTCATTAATGTCACGTTCTCTAATATGTACTTTATCTACAAATGTTTGGTCAGCCAAGCGACTACGATCTAAACTTAGGCTTTCAACATAGACTGCAATACGTGGTACACTATTAACAACATTTTCACTGTTTTGACGTATGATGCTGGCCACTTGACGATCTGGATCACCATACATAACTGGTATGCGATGTAAACTACCATCGCCGTATCTAACTACAAAGTTACTGAATACACGAATAACTTGTGTGATATATCGTCTTATCTGACCATCGTAGAAGAACTGAATAATAGTACTACGGTGTTAAACCGTAACCTCCTTGAAATGTGTAAATTTGTAAATATGCATTAGAAATCTGCCCTAGGTTTAAGTACTTTACTGATACTTTGACGTTGTTCGTCTCGGTTGTTATAGAATGTTACAGTCCAAATACCAGTTGCGGGTATAACTTCTTGACCGTTTGTGTCGTCTAGTACAACTGCTGGTACACCCGACCCTGCAGATCCACCATCTTCAATTTGTGTTGTACTTGGTGGGAAACTTTGGAAAGCACCAGCACCATCTACTACAGTAACATTAGTAGGAATCATTGGTAGATTAATCTGTATACAAGCTGTAGTAACATTGGTCTGTGGATTAGTGTAGTTGTAACTAGAATATAAGGTAGTTGGATTATCTGCTAGTGCGTATTCTAGTTGTGTAGTTTGATATTTCAATACTACATAGGCCGCAGTAGCAAGTGTATATGGTACATGAGTTTGTACAATAGTAGCGTTTGCCGTTAATTTAACAGCATCTGATGCTAATTTTTCATTGTACAAATAATTTGTATTATTGATAAATCCAGTTTTTAATGTACTACGTGTGTCGTTGTTAGTCATATTCATACGTACACTATCTTCATAAGCTACCCATGTATTTGCAACCCCGTCAAAACGGAATAATCTGTTAGGCATAAAATCTGTACGTAGGAAAAAATCATCGTTTTGCGGACTAGCAGGAAATTGTATACCAAATCCAAATTCGTATCCGTTGTCTGGATATCCGTCACCTAACAAATATCCTGTATATCCACTACGTTGCGGAACACCTGCTGTAGCACTAGCATTGATATTTTGTGCAACTGTACTGGCTAGAATATCTGTTTCGTCCGCAGTTGTTAACACAGGTTTACCATTTGTAGGATCAACTGCTAGTGTATAAAATTGTCTTGTTTCGTAACCACTTTTTGGAGCATCTGCTTCGGCCTGTGCAACCACTTGATCGTTAATATTTAACTCAGTGTTGTACATACTTAACAAATCGCGTAGACTTGTATTGGCTACAGGATCTCCGTTAGCATCTTTAGCAGGTTCGTTAAAGATGCTGGCAAATTTCTGATTATCAGTAATGCGCTTAATTCGTAATCTATATAAATGTGGATACCAAGTAACACTAAAACCTTCGCTGGCACGGCCTACATCTTCGATAACATAGTATCTAGGCAAGCTAAAATCAAAACTGTTTAGGGCAAAATCATCACGTAAATGCGGTAACTCTATGACATCACCGCTAATAGGTTTACGTCCTATATATTTGATAAAATCATTAATATGTACAGTCATGTACAAGGTGTCGTTATCGATAAACAAGCCAAATTGACTTAAATTAAAGTCAATATTTTGCACATTATACATGCCGCGAATACGATAAATTTGTGTATCGTAAGTTCCATCGCGGTTTTCTAAAAATAACAAATCTTGTATGTTTGTTGGACTAGTAGTAGCGTAATTAGGCTGATCCGCAGTGGCATTTTCACTGCTGGTATTTGAACCTAAATATTTGTGCAGGTATACATCTGTACCGCCAGCTTGGAACATCTCGCTGGCTTGACGATCTATGAACTTGTAATCAAGCCCTTTTTCTGATTTATATAATGATAAGCGTGGCATAATGATATTTATCGCCAGCTAAATATACTAGGAGAACAAAATAATGGATGATTTAGCACCAAGTACGCAATCTAATTCCACTGCCGAAAGAAACAAAGTTTTTGACTATGTACGTCGTATGCTTGGCGACGGCATGATTGAGGTAGAATTAGATCCTGAACACTATGAAATGGCATTAGATCGTGCGCTAAATCGCTACAGACAACGTAGTCCTAACGCTGTTGAAGAAAGCTATTTGTTCTTAGAATTAATACAGGATCAAAATGAATACAGATTGCCTGATGAAGTTATCACAGTACGTCAAGTGTTTCGTAGAGCTATTGGCTCAAGAACTGGTATTGGTGCAGGCGGTACTTTATTTGAACCGTTTAACTTAGCTTACACAAATACCTACTTGATGTCAGGTAGTATGATGGGTGGTCTAGCAACTTATGATGCTTTTGCAGGTTATCAAAAACTAGTTGGACGTATGTTTGGTAGTTATATTGAATTTTTATGGAAACCAACTAGCCATTTACTAGACATTTTACAGCGTCCGTTTGCACAAGGCGAACAAATTCTAATACAAAGTTACAATTTCCGTCCTGATTGGGTGTTATTACAAGATGTTTATGCTAAACAATGGTTGAAAGATTATACACTAGCCACAGCTAAAATGATGCTAGGCGAAGCACGTAGCAAATTTGCATCGATTGCTGGTCCAGGATCAGGTGGTATGCAACTAAATGGTACAGCACTATTAACAGCCGCTGACAAAGAAATTGAAAAATTAGACAAAGAGTTAGAAACTCTAGTAGCCGGTGGTACTGGCTATTACTTTATAACTGGATAAGAAATGCCAAAAATTACGGACCTGACCAGTGCTAGTGTTGTAGACGGAACAGTCATTTTACCTATTATCAAGAATGAAACAGGTACGTTAACTAGTGAACAAACTACACTGGCTATTATTAAGAATTTTATTCTTGCAGGTAATGCCGCAACATCAACAAAATTCGCAACTCCTGTAACAATTAACGGTGTAAGTTTTGACGGATCTGCCAGTATTACTGTTACAGTTCCACTAAGTGCGGCAACAACATCTACACTAGGCGGTGTAATTGTACCCGTAGTTGGTACAAGTGGTATTACTAATTCAAGCGGAACTATTGGGTTAGCCACTGCTAGTAACACACAATTAGGCGGTGTAAAAGTAGATAGTTCAACAATTACAATTAATGGCAGCGGTGTTATTAGCGTAACTGCCAGTTCTTCAACACAGTTGGGCGCTGTAATAGTGCCTACAACAAGTGCTTTAAAAGTAGATGGCAGTGGAAATATCAGCGAAAATATTGTAGTTCACGCATTTAGTTTTGATGCAAATTACAATTTAATCTACAGCAAAATTACCGATACAAACATAACAATGACAACGGATGGCGTAAACAGCAGTTACGTTACTTATGATGTGGGAAATAGTCAATATGCCTACAGTTTAGACAGCAACGGAAACCTTATAGCTACATATTCCAGCTAAATATTAGAATAATGGATCTAACATGAGTATAACCACAATAAATTTAGGAAAATTAAGAGTTAACTGGCGCGGTGCCTGGACAACTAGTACTGCCTATCAAATAAATGATGCTGTCAGCAACGCTGGTTCAAGTTATATTTGTGTAGTAGCCAATACAAGTTCTAGCACATTTGCAACAGATTTAGGTGCCAGCTATTGGCAACTAATGGCGCAAGGAAACAGTGCCAATACTACCGCAGGTGATATTACCTATTACAACAGTGGTGCAAATCAACGTTTACCAATTGGTACACAAGGACAAGTTTTAACAGTTAATTCAAGCGGTATTCCTTCATGGACTGCACCTAGTGTAACTGGACTAGTTTATTATGTTACACCAGAAGGTTCGGATTCAAACAACGGATCGAGTATTAATACAGCTTTTGCTTCTGTACAAAAAGCATGTCAATCAGTAAGCGGTCAAGCGGCAACTATTTTTGTTAAATCCGGTACTTATTACGAAACATTACCTATTACTGTACCGGCTAACGTTAGTATTGTTGGCGACGGTATGCGTGATACTGTTATTACTCCTAAACCAATTAGTACAGTAACAGCAACTTATTCAAGTAACAGTACCACAACACTTAATGTTACTGGTGCTACAGGTACACTACAAGTAGGCATGAGTGTTAGTGGTACAGGTTTTACAGGTTATCCAAAAATTGTAACTGTTGTTAGTCAAACACAAGTTATTCTTTCTGCAGGACCAAGCACAACTCCAAGTGGAACACTGACATTCCAATTTTTAAGTCTTGATGCAAGTCCAATAGCTAACAATTTAAGTACAATGTTCTACATGAGCGATAGTACATTGTTACAAGGGGTGTTAATGACCGGCATGACTGGATTTACTCCAGCATCAGGCGGTAGTGCAACAGACATTACTGCGGCAACTATTGGCGGTGTTTATCTAAGATTAAATCCATCGACAACAATTACTAATAAATCACCATATGTTAAAGACTGTACTGCTAAGTCAGCAGGTGGTGTTGGTGCTATTGTTGACGGACTAGCAGAAAGTGGCGGTATATTAAGTATGGTCTTTTGGGCCTACAATATTGTAGTTGACGGCGGTGTTGGTATTTGGGCAGCCAATGGTGGTAAAGTTGAAGCAGTTAGTTGCTTTACCTATTATGCTTATATGGGATATACCACAAGTGGCGGTGGACAAATTCGTTCATTAAGTGGTAATAACAGTTATGGTACATATGGTGTAGTATCAGAAGGTTACTTGGCCAGTGAAACTCCAACAACTGGTGGTGTATATGGTAACATGATTACCTATAGTGCGGCCACATTAACTGGTACATTCACAGCCGCTGAAACAATTACGCAACCAGGTACAACAACTATTGCAACTACTGGTGCTACTAGCAGTGGTGGTGTAAGTACAATAACATTCTCCACACAAGGCTCAGCACCATATGCAGTAGGTCAAACTATTGTAGTTGCTGGTGTTACACCAGCAGGATTTAATGGTACTAAAGTAGTTACAGGATGTACAACATCAAGTGTAAGTTTTAGTGGGTCTACAGCTGGACCACAAACAGTAGCTGGTACAATTACAGCAGTGGCCAGTGCTACTGTTACAAGTGTACAAACTGGTTACATTTATTT